TGGCAATCGCACTATCAAATGAAGACACAATCGTTCCACAGTATGTCGAATCTTCCGCTCTGAAGTGGGCGCAAGTCTTGACACCAACTATCGGAACATTGGGATTGGGTATCGTTCAAGCAAACGTTGCTAAGAACGCCGCAAACAAGGCTGCTGAAGTTCAAATGGCTTCTATGCAGGCTAATGCTGATATCCAATTGGGTCAACAAACTATGATCAGTAACATGGGATCACAGTGGGCTGATGTCGCATCTGCTGGTGGACAGGCAACAGTTGATGTTGCTCTCGCCGGATTTGGCGCACTCAACACCGCTGGTGACCAGACTGTTCAACTCGGTCTCGCTGGGTTAGATACTGCTGACAGCATCGCTACCACTGGTTTCACTACCGTTGGTAATGTTGCTACCACTGGTATGGACAACCTCAATGAGATGGGTCAGTTTGGTATGACTACTGTTGGCGCAGTAGGGATGCACGGTCTTGATAAGACTACTGAGTTAGGTAAGTGGGGCATGGAAGGTATCTGGACTACCAACAAAGATTGGTTAGAGTATTCTACTACTGCTGATACTAACTTTGCTAACATTATCGCTGACTTCAATGCGACAATCCGACAGTTCGGAACTGATCTCGCAACACCTATCACATGTAACGAAAACGAAAACGGTGTGTTTAACTGCACTGGTGGCTAGTTACATAAAAGTGTGATAAATAAGGGGGTGTTGACCCCCTTTTTTTATGGAGTAAATTATGGTTAAACCAAATCCCAAGTTAGAACAAGAAAAACTTGCATTGATTGAGGAAAAAATTGAGAAGTCTTTTCTCAAGACGCAAGAAGAATTCGAGACTGATGATACAGAAGATATCATTGAAGCATTATCAGAGGCATTATCTATAGATTATGTTGAGAAATGGAAAGTATATGCGAGAATGAAACTCGCAGAACGAAATTTTGAACGGTCTGAGATGATGCGTAAAAGTCTGATACAAAAACTTATCCACACACAGGCGAACCTAGATGTCACTCTCGCTGCACTGGAAGACAAGAAGATAGCAGTTGACTTTGAGATACAGGACAAGATGAGACTAAAGGAGCAGATCAAGAGTCTACGCAACGAAATCAAAACGCTTAAAAAACCTAAAGAGGTTTCAAAGCGTTTGGCCCCCGAAAAAAAGTCTCCGGCCAAAAACGCCTGAGAGGTTTTTTATAAATAGTCTTATCACAAACACAGTTGTTGAAGAAAATGTTTAGTTTCGCATCATATTTACAGGAAGATGCTCAAGGTAAGAATCTGCATCTGGAACACCTAGAGGACGAAATACTTAATTTCGGAATCGGTGGCGCTCGTGGTGCGATCAACTTTTTGCAAGCCTTACGAGATATGTTGTCGGGTAACGCTCGATCTTCAATCAATATGACTGTCAAGTGGGATGGCGCCCCTGCTATATTCGCTGGTGTTGATCCTTCTGATGGCAAATTCTTTGTCGCAAAGAAGTCTGTATTCAATAAGACTCCATTGCTGTATAAGACAAGAAAAGAAATAAATGATGACCCAAAACTACCACAAGCTTTAAAACCAGCATTTTTAATCGCACTGGAAGAATTTGGTAAATTAGGTATAAAAGGTGTCTTGCAGGGCGATCTGATGTTTACTTCTAGTTCTTTGGAAACGGAGATGATAGATGGACAGAGATTTACTACCTTTCAACCGAACACAATTGTATATGCGGTTCCTAGATATTCTGATCTTGATCGCCAAATCAGGTCTGCAAAAATTGGTGTCGTTTGGCACACAACATACTCAGGGCAAACTTTGGAAAAAATGTCGGCGTCTTTTGGTGCAAACATTAGTGGACTCAGAAAGAACAAGGCGGTTTGGATGGATGATGCTACATACCGTGATGAGAGCGGAACTGCGACATTTACTAAATCGGAAACTAATGTTGTAACTGGATATCTGGCCACCGCCGGTAGATTGTTTCAACGCATAAAGAAAACAGAACTTGATGCCATGTTGAGATTGCAACGGCAACTAGAGTCACAAGGTAAGACTGCTGGTGCTACTCTCAAGACTTATGCTAACTCCAAAGTTCGTGCAGGAGAAAAGATTACAAATGTCACGGCATATGTCAATGGCTATGAGAAGTGGGTGTCTGATAAGTTTGATGTTCAGACCGACAAACTAAAACAAGAAAAATCAAAGAAAGAGAACGAAAGAAAGAAACAAGAAGTTCTCAGAGAAGTCAGAAAATACCGCAACTTGCTAATTAATGTCATCTCATTCCAGAATGCTCTGGTAGATGCGAAAATGGTTATTGTGAGAAAACTAAATACTATTAAACAAATGATGGATACTTTTGTTCGCACCAAACAGGGATTCAAGGTGACCAATCCAGAGGGATATGTTGCCATTGACAGGGTTGGTGGAAATGCGGTCAAACTAGTAGACAGGATGGAGTTTAGTTACAATAACTTCACCGCAATCAAGGCGTGGGACAGATGAGTAAGGAAAAACACATAGTATTTGCTTTTGGTAGGATGAACCCACCTACTGCTGGTCACAGCAAACTGGTGGATAAGGTTCACTCAGAGGCAAGAAAAAGGGGAGCAGATCACAGAGTGATTGTCAGTCATTCTCAAGACAAACACAAAAACCCACTTACGTCTGCACAAAAAATTCGATACCTAAAACATGTTCATCCACAGGGCAAGTTTGAGGGTTCTTCATCGTCACAACCACACGTTTTCGCCCATTTGGCGAAAATGCACCAACAAGGACATACTCATGTCACGATGGTTGCTGGTTCTGACCGTGTTGGAGAGTTTCACAAGTTGATCAACAAATATAATGGTAAAAAAGGTAGTCACGGATATTATAAATTCAAGAGTCTGAAGGTAGTTTCTGCCGGAGCTCGTGATCCAGACGCTACGGGTGTCGCTGGTATCAGTGGCACTAAAATGCGATCTCACGCATCCAACAATGACTACAAATCTTTTAAATCAGGACTTCACACCAAAACCTCACACGGAGAGGCCAAGAAGTTATTCAACGCAACAAGAAAGGGGATGGGGTTGAAAGAGGGTCAAGTTAGATTGTCTTTCTCTGCATTTCTAAAGGAATCGGCATGAATAGAGAAGAAGTATACGAACAATTAAAAATAGACGAGGGAGTGGTTTATGAAATCTACAACGATCACCTCGGATACCCTACCTTTGGAGTCGGTCATCTTATCAAAGAGAGTGACGAGGAATTCGGAAAACCTGTTGGAACTCCAGTTGACGAAGAAAGAGTCAGGGCGTGTTTTGAGAGAGACCTTGACATTGCCGAACGAGAGTGTGAGCATCTATACGGAGAACGGGAATTTGGAAGTTTCCCAGAGCAAGTCCAGCAAGTCTTGGTTAATATGATGTTCAACATGGGGCGTCCGAGATTAAGTCAGTTTAAGAAAATGAATAAAGCAATCCACGAAGGAGATTGGAAAACTGCCGCCGTGGAAGGCAGAGACTCTAGGTGGCACAAACAAGTTACCAATAGAGCGGAAAGGTTGATGGTAAGATTAGAGGAAGTATAATGGATAAAAATATGATGAAAGGAATTATTATTGGTTTTATGGTGATAACCATAGGTGCGTGTTCAAATCTGGGTAACTTGATCCCCAATAAATTTGATAACGTTGAATATGGTTCTTTGGTTAGATTAGGTGTTATCACAGAAAACGCCAAAGAATGTGACGGGTCACTAGTAATGAGTGCGTGGGGTGAATCTGCATTTTTAGAGAAGTATGCTAAATACACCATGAACGAAACCAACCAAAAAATTTATGTTAAGATCAATGATCTTGTAGAAGAACTGAAGGACAGGGAAGACCCAACTCCAGCATATTGTCGCATCAAGTGGGGCAATATCTCAAAGGTGGTTGAGGAAGCCCTATCCGTTTCTGGGAGTAGACAAAAATGAGTTGCGAAGAAACTTTAATTAACCATTATTCACAAAAAGTCAAAGAGTTGAATGAACTCTTGGATTCTGGAATGCTCAGTCCATCTGAGTATGAAGAACTAGTTGGAGACTTCAAAGATATAGAATCTATCAGAGAAGATATCAGTGATGAAAAGAACAAAATTCTCGCTGCAAAAATCGTAGAAGCTATATCGGTTTTAATCAAGGTAGTTTAATGTTTTTCCATGAGACCGATGACTTCTTAGTTGTCGCAAATCTCAGATGTGGACACACCAGTATGGCATCTGCCTTTGGTATTGAACCGCATAAATTTATGGAGGCAAACCCAGACAATTGGACATACAGATTAAAGGATTCCAAAGCAAAAGTTAAAGTTGTTGTAGTAAGAAATCCTTGGGATAGATTGCAATCTGCCATGAATTTCTCTACAGACCACACTGTAATTTCTGAACACTCAGTGCCCTATCTAAGTAAATTAAACGGTCTTGAGAGTGAAAAAAGAACTTTGGGTGGACAAGGACAACTCTGTTTCCGTTTTGAAGATTACTTTATCATAAATTTTCACAAATTGTCTGAATATATACCTATTGATGACAAATCAGTGGTCACCAATGCTGAGTCATCCGAAAAAGATTTGGATAGGATGTTTGAGTTTTGGTCACCAGAAGAATTGTATGATGAGGACAAATCTTATCTTGAGATAATGAGAAGACAACCAGAAATATCTGTATCCGTTTTTAAGAATTTTTATAAATAAGCGTATGGAAAAGAAATTTACAGATTTTGTCCCTCTTGAGGAGGGAGTCAACGACCCTGCTATCTTCAAGGCAATATTCCTTGCAGGCGGGCCTGGTTCTGGTAAATCTTTTGTTGTTGGAAAAACTGCCCTACCTACGTTTGGATACAAAGTTATCAATTCTGACATGGCATTTGAGAAAGCTCTCAAAGACGCCAATATGGCCATGACAGCTCAAAACATCTTTTCTACTAAAGGACAATCACTGAGAGACCGTGCTACCTACATCACCAAACAACGCAAGTCTAATTATATTCAAGGTAGACTTGGTTTGGTTATTGACGGAACTGGAAAGGACTACGAAAAAATTAAAGCGCAGAAAATCGAACTAGAAAAACTAGGATACGAAACTGCGATGATCTTTGTCAATACTAACATAGAGACTGCTGTTGCCAGAGATGAAAAGAGAGAAAGGACATTGGGTGCGGCCCAGATCACTCCAATGTGGCAAGCAGTTCAAAAAAACATTGGACGGTTCCAAAACTTGTTCCGTCAAAACATGTTCATCGTTGATAACTCTGATGGTTCTGACTATGAACGTGCGATTC